GTGTCTTAAGCGTGCTAAAAAACCGTCCACCCTTGCTTGAATTGCATGGTGTGCATAAAGTCTGAAGATTCCAGTCGTCATCTGAACCACCATGAACCCTACTAATGATGTGATCGACTGAGTTGCCTTCTTGACCACAATGCTGGCAAGTGTAACCGTCACGTTGAAGGATACGCTGACGAATCTTGCGCCACTTAGACGTTGAACCGTTGTCTTTGAGTGCGCTCATTAGTAGTACCGATTGGCTTGATGAAATGCCCATGCTTTGCATGGTGTTTGATAACGAACTGTTATGTATTTGATTGTTGCGTCTATCTGTCTGAATGGGTCAAGGTCGCGGTAGTGCTTTGATCTCATCTGACCTAACCCATAGTGCGACCCATTGCGTGCAGTGTATGACCACCTTGATTCCTTTGTGATGATCTTGTTGAAGCACTGGAATTCCTTGTAGTCCAGAATTCTTGAATGTGCGTAAAGTTTCAAATGGTCTATTGAATAGTTTGCTGATTCAGCTGCTGAAATGCTTGTTATTGAAAGCAATGCCGTAAAGGCAAAGAACTTGCCCATTAGATCGATTCGCCCTCGCGCGCTCACCGCCTCAGCGGCGCGCTTCAAGCGATTAGATCGTACCGCGCCTGTCAAGTGAATGAATAACTTACGCATGGCGTTGGGCGTGTCCCACAGGCTTTTTGCACCTGTGCATAACTTCTGTGGATAACTATTCATTGATGACCCCAGCCTTCACCCTTGAATGAAATGCCAAAACTTGAGTACCTGCGACTCATGTTTGCCCCGCAGCAGATTGGTTGGTTTTCGTCATGGATTGACTTATCCACTTCAACACGGATTTTGCACACTGTGCATTCAAACTCATAGATTGGCATTTGAAACCCCTATCTGTGCAACCGTCATGCAACTGCACACTGTGCATTGGATTGTTTCCACACCTTCGGGCAGTAAATCGGTTATCTTGACCACGATCTGACTGGTTTTCTTCTTGCATAGCCGACATTCAAATTGCACTTTGTCCATAGTTGGATTTCCTCAAATTCTCTATTGGTTGAAGATTGATCTGGGTAACCCACCAATTGGGTTGCTTACTGTGGCGATACTTTGGGCGTTGTGCCATTGCAATGGGAATCCACCCAGCAATGAAGTAATGCGGCGACTGCCCAGTCACCAGGACTGCAATGTCTGTTGGTCGATCGTATTCATGAATTATCAGCTGCCCCGTGACGTACTTTGTCCAGCGCACTTCGATCGCGTGACCTACGTCAGCCTTTGTCTTAAATTTGTTTTCATACGGGTTGAACGGAAGATCGAAGTATTTGGCAACAACCCATTCGCTACCGATTGCTTCAGCCGATTCAACCAGGTACTCGAACGTTCCCAATTCCTTTTGGTGACGTTGTGGGTTGTCTGTGCCCTTTGTTGATTCTGCCGTCAATTTGACCGCAGCCAACATGCAAATGATTTCTTCTTCCTGGGTCAATTGCATTTTCACCTGCAACCGCCACACAACCAAGCCAGTTTTTCGCCTGCCTGGCCTACCTTGTAACCAAATGGGTCAAGTTTCATCACCTTTGCGCACCCGTCGCATTGTGCGACTTTGTATTCGGCGATTACTTCACCGTCTTGCAGCAGTTTTGCCGTCATGCTTTGCGGATAGATTATTTCGACGTAATCGCTCATAGGTGCAACCGATCTTCGCAACGCTTGCAAAAGAAAACAATTAGACCGTCATCACGATCGTATTCATTGACCTGGGTAAAGTCGTCACAATCTGAACAATTCTCAACCCCGCCGTATCCGCTGAAACTGTAAATCTTGCCGTCGGGTGATGTGTAAATCTTTTTTAAGTGACTCATACCTGCGGTGCCCACTTTCCAGATGATGTTAATACGTACCAACGGGGTGTGCATTGAGTTGCCTTTGTGCGTTCAGTGCAGAAATACCCGCCCCATGTTTTTGGTGCGCCGTCGTGTGATCGCTTCCAAATCATGTGCCCGTGGCTGCATTGTGGTGCTTCGGCTACCAATTGACCGCCCAATTGTTTCGCTACTTCGTCCATTGATGAACCCAATGAAGGAATCCCTGACTGTTCGGCTTCAGCTGCGGTCTTGAAACTAGGCACGTCACCAAACTTTTTTGCCCACGGGTCGTAGTCGCCAGCCGTTGATTGTGCAACCTTCGTGCTGGTTGTGTCTACCTTTTCCATGTCTTGACGGGTTGGGCGTTTGTCAGTGCCTAATAACAAACCGACGCACCTGCCAATGCTGGACGTGACTGTATCTTCTACAAAAAAACGCGCCATTTGGACGTTGTATTTTGCAACGTTGCCGTATGCGTAATCGATCGCTGACGGCTTCTCATCTTCGTATTCTTTGAAAATTTGGGTCTGCACAAGAATAAAACCCTTTTCAGCATTGAATTCGACAATGTGATTTTCGATACGCCCTGAAGGGTGTGTCTCCCAAAAACGCTTGATTCGTGCTGCAACGTCTTCGTAGTTGTCCAGGAAGCCAGCCATTATTTAACCGCCTTATTTGCCATGTGACGAACCATTGCCTTACGGCGTGCCATGCCTTCGCGCTTGCCTTCTTTGAAACCTTTTGCATAACCTGTTGCTGCTGAAATCACCATAAGAATGACCACCAGCACCAAACGCCCTAATGTCTCAGGGTCAAGTAGATCAAGTACCATTTTGAATTCTCCCGATTCTTGGCGGTAGGACTACCACCTAAACTCAGGGTGACGCATGATTGGCGCGCGGTCAAGAACCTTGCGTGTTTGTCGGCGTGTCTTGCGGCTTTGGCTTGGATTTGAGTCCATTGCCAGCAAGTACACCGCCCAATGAACCAGTCAGGAAAATTGCCAGAGTTTTCAATAAATCGATAAAGGCTGCGTCATTGGGTGCTTGCGCGCTGACTGGTTGCGTGACAAAAATAAGTGCGTAGGTTATGCCAACGGTTACCACTAAAAACACGGCTGCAAGGGTTGAACCAATGATCAAGATCAGCTGCGCGTGGATTTCTTCGGGCGACTTACGGCGTGCTGGTCTGTTGCGATTCAATTCCAAGTAGGTCGTCAGTGCATGTTCCAGTGGGGAGACATTGCGGTTTTTGGCAATGCGCTTCCCCCCAGTTGTCGAATTCTTGGCATTCATAACGTGTCCACCCCTGATACCCGCATGCGGACAGGGTTAGTGCAAGTGCCCAAACCAACCCTGCCGCTGCGAATCTGCGGTTCACTTCCCCGTAGAACCGAAGGCTTTGTCGTTTGGATTTAACCAGCGCAAAACAACTGGTGCAACTGCTGCTGCACCTGCCATTGCAAGGGTCTTTGGGTCAGTTACACCCGCCATGTATAGGGCAAGTGCTGCCGCCATGAATGAACGCGCCCACGACGCTGCTAGGGCTTTGGCTTGTTCCATTTTTTCTCCTTTGTTGGCTTCGTTGCTAACTTTGGCATTTCAACCTTTGGAAATTCTCCCTTGTAAGGCACAAACTTTGGAATACCGAAACCGACGATTTCCTTGCCTTCACCGTATGATCGAACCTTCACCATGACCATGCCGCCATTGCGTTGGTCGCCTGTCCCGCTGGTGTTTCCTTCGATCGTCAAGCATGTCTTTGAATCAATAAGCCCCACAACAATTCCAATGTGTGAAATGCGGTCAACACCGTCGTGAGGGAAGTCCATGAATGCCAGGTAGCCCAATTGCGGCATGCCTGACCAGCGTTGAATTTCCTTGAATTTATGTGCGCCCTGTGCAGTGCCAACGACGGAATGAATTTTGACGCCTGCCTGTGCTGCACACCAATTGACAAAGGAACCGCACCAGGGCAACCCGTCGGCTTTTGTAAATTTTCCGTATTTTGTCAGGTTGTCGCCTTCTTCGATTGTGCCGATTTCAGCTGCGGCAACTTCGATCAAGCGCGCATTTGTTCCGTCAGGATAAAGTGACATTGTGTTCCTCATTCTCGCAATTCCATTGCGCAGTGTCATTGTTCAATGTTGCTTCGTCATGGCATTTTGGCGGGATAAACGCGTCCAAAACAACGTCGTATTCATAACCAATGCCTGCGTAATTCTTGCGAATCTTTGCGTTGTATGACGTACGTTTGCACACTTGATTTCGAAAGTCGCCGTACCAAGTTTCAGGGTCTAAACCTTCGATCAATTCCGTTTCGTCAATGCCTACAATGACTTCAGTGACAATGTTGTTTTCGTCCAAAAATGCGTAATGTGCCATTATGTCCAACTCACATTTCCAGTGCCAGCAGTAATTGTTGAAACTGTAAATCCGCCGCTGGGTGAAGCCGTTGTACCCGTAAGACCAGCACCAATTGTGATAGTCAAACTTGCTGGATATTTTAAGATAACAACACCTGAACCACCTGCACCGCCGCCTGGTGAACCGCCGCCATTATTAGACCCAGCACCACCACCACCGCCGCCTGTATTCACTGTTCCAGCACCGCCAGCATTACCTGTTACTAGTGTTCCTTGACCACCTGCACCGCCGCCACCTGCACCGCCTGAAGATCCAACTGGTGTTGTTAAATTGCCACCATAAGAACCGCCACCGCCACCACCTGCGCGTGTCACTGATGTTCCAGTAATTGATGAAGCACTGCCTGCGCCGCCGTTACCAGGTGCGCTAACAATGGCATTTGCACCTACGGCATTTGCACCACCACCGCCGCCCGCATTCGCGTCGTTAGCGTCTCCATAACCATTTCCGCCATTGTTTCCTTGCGAAGGGGACGTTGAGGGTGTGTTTCCAGCCGCACCAGTTTGAGAACCACCGCCTGCACCGCCTGAACCACCGCCGCCAGATCCACCTGTTGTAGCCGCTGCAACACCAGCAATACCGCCTGCACCGCCACCCGTTGAAGTTATTGTTGAAAAAATTGAATTAGAACCAGCAGCACCTTGCGTTGCACTTCCACCGCCAGCGCCGCCAGCACCGCAGGTTACTGAATAATTTGTTCCCGATAAAAGATTTGTCAGTGTGTCAGTGCGATAACCACCAGCACCACCACCGCCGCCGTAACCACCCGCACCCCCGCCACCACCAGCAATGACAAGGTATTCAACGTCAAAATTACGCGCTCGACCAGCACTTGACATAATTCCGAGCATTGGGGTCATTATGTAATGTCTCCAAAAATAATCCAAGAATTAGCAGCTAGTTTTTTGCAAGTAGCACCTGAGTTAGCCACACGCAATTTTGGTGTGGCACTGGTTGCACCTGTTGAAATAACCGTTGTTGTGCCTGGTGTTACTGCACCGATTGTTGGCTGACCTGCGCCTGTAAGCCAAAAAACATTGATTTCCGTACCGACTGCAAAATTAAAAGTTGCGTCTGTCGGAATGTTAAATTGCTGAGATGTAGCCGCATTCATTGAGAAAATGTTGCCTTCGTCACCTGAAGCAAATGTATAAGCAGCAGTTTTGGCAGAATACGTTGATGGAATTATGTCGGGATCAAGCCACACAAAATCCATGTTTGTATTTGAATTTTTTGCCAGAACCTGACCTGTTGTGCCACCCTTTAGGTCAGCCAATGATGTATCAACTGCCTGACCAAAAACTTCAAAATCGGCTGGAAGGTCAGTGACCAAGTCAGTCGAAGTTGGCATTTGCCAGCCGAAGTTGCTTGTTGGATTTGTCATGTTTTCTCCTTATCAGGCAACAATTGTTGCATACTGCCATTCTAATGTTGGCGACACGCTCGCCCACGTTTCGGTGATCGGTACGTCGTTCCAGCGCATTGCCTGCAAGGAGTAAGCCACTGGGGTCAATAGCAATGTCACGGAAAGTTGGTTGTAGGACGCCTGGAATGACCAGCCCTCGACAAAGCCCTGGAATGTTCCTGAAGACATGTTCAAAGGCAGGTTGTTTAGGGAAATGGCTTCACCCATAAAAATTGCCAAAAGGTTATCTCGGTCAGAATCGTCCAATTCAGGATTGGTAAGGTCAAAAGTAATGTCGCTAAAAATCGGTTGTGGCTGGGCACGCAAGGACAAATAGAAATTTGCCTGGGCGGTTGCGTCAGCTGAATTGTGCAGAGTCGTCGTAATGATTTGGGCAAGTGTGCCGTATTGGGCAATTGAAGCGGCGTCACTGGCAGAACGTTCGCTGCTGCTGGTTGCGTCGTATTTAATTGTTAGCGAATTGCGAACGTCGCCTACACGGGTTTGAATTTGAAGTCCGCCTGCGCGGGCATGGTTTGCGTCAAGGTCAACGTAACCATTCAAAGCAAGATAATTGGTGCGGTGAGTACTGTCCGCATACCCAATCGCCCCAGTTGGGGATTCGTACAAATAACCGATTCCCGAAGTTGCCAATGCGGAAACCAACGAATAAACGTCAATTCGATCGCTGGAACGCGCCGCCAATTCGTAGTTGCCTGGACGATCGATTTCGCCTAAGCCATTGTTTTCAGCCGTTGCCCAGGTTGTTCCCGCTGGGGTGTAGGTTGCCCAAGTTAATGACCCTGCAACCTGTGCCCAGGTGTTAAACAAAACGTCGCTTAAAATCTCATAAATCTGATCGCCGTCAAAATCTTTTGAAAGCACGCCGTTGGTCAATGCCTTAGGCAAACGTGCCAGTGCGCCCAATGCAGTGATCGAATACGTCTGCGTAAAAGTCGTCGAACCTACGTCCCGCACTTCCAACCCAATGTCCACGACGTTGCCACCAAAAATTGAAATAAACGTGTTTGATGTGTTTTTGATTTGAACTGAAATTGTCGAATTGATTGACACGGGAATCGTGCTTTGATTGATGTCGATCAATTGAAGATTGACATACCCCGCTTGGGCTTGCTCATAAATGTTTGTTCGACCGCTTCTAATGGTCAGGTTTGCTAAAACGGCGTCGGTGTATTCCGTGCCGTCAATAGATACTTTCCATACTGGATTCCACTGGGTCATTAGATTGCCTGAAGTTGTCCTGCGCCACCTGTGCCGCGGTAGTAACTGGCATTAAGTGTTTCAACGATTGTTCGGGCAGTGCCTTCTTTGTCCACCGCGCCATTAACCGTCACGTTAATTGTTGTGCCACTGGTTGCCGCTTCGCCCGCGCGGAATGTGCCTGCATTAAAGTTGTTTGAAACAGCATTTGATGATGAAGTCGTTGCTGCTGCGGCTAATGACTGGGCAGCAGTCAAACCTTTTGCTTGACCTGCAACAATGATCTTCGCTTCGGCTTCACCTGCTTTAATCGCTGCTGCCAATTGTGCTTGTTGTGCGGGTGTTTGCAAAACCGTGCCAGTGGACATTTGAAAATTGCCCAATGCACCTGTCTCCGTGGAACCTGAACCTTCACCGATCTTAGGAATTAACGGAATGTCTTTTCCAAATTGAATCAAGTTGTATCCTTTAATAATTAGATTGATTCCGTCAATGGCAGTGTTTAGCAAGGGTTTAATTGCGCCTAATACCTTTGAAATAATAGTGATAACAATTTCAGCAATGTTTCCGACTACCTTTAATGAATCGCCAATTGCTTTACCGATCAATGGCGCAATGAATTTGACCACGTCCCAAAATGCTTTGAATTCGTCTTTACTATTTAACACGGCAGTTTTGACGCTATCAAAAACCGACTTCACGCCTTCAATGATTGGTGTAAATGTCTTTTTCAATGTCGTACCTAAGTCGGTAATGACCTTGCCAAACCCGTCGCCTTCGGTCAGGCTAAAGGCTGCTGAAAATGCCTGGATTGCTGGCAATGCGTTTTCATTGATGAATTTCAATAGTTTGTCTAGGATTGGCAACAATGCCGTGCCCAATGTTTCCTTCGCTTCGTCAAAAGCGACCTGCACGCGTGCGATTTTGCCTGCGTATGTGTCGGCGTTGGCAGCAGCTGCGCCACCAAACAATTCAGTCAGGCGACCTTGCACCTGCTCAAATGACATTGTTTTCAATTCGGCGGTAGATAAACCAACGCCCAATTTGCCCA